CAGCAGCACCAGTATCTCGTGCCCACCATTTGAGTTCACGCATGAGGGTGCGTAGCCCACCCCACTCATCTTGTCCATCTAGCGTGACATCAACCGCATTATCAAGAACTATAAGTTCAACATCCTTGCCAGTGCGTTCTCTCGCTGCAAGGATTGCATCTTCAATATCTTTTAATGTTGGCGCAGAATCAAACTCCCACATAATATGGTCTGCAGGTTTTAACATCTGCGCTGCCCACTCTCTATCTGCTTCCATCATAGGTTCAACCTCTGCTTGTGTTCTGTTAGTTAACATAGCAAGCAAACGCAAACTCATAGTATGAGAGTGTGTATCAGCAGATATATAAAGTGTTGGCACTTGTGCGTGTACAGCAAGTGATAAGGCAAAGGTAGATTTACCAGCACCTGGTGGTCCTGCAACCATGCTAACTTCGCCTCGCCTAAATGCTATCTGTTGCTCCATCAGGGAGCGCCACACCGTTGGAAGCGTGGCACCACCCTGAGAAGCAGTCCTGATTGCGCGAGAGAGTAAGCGCATTTGCTATGCAGGAACCTTGTTTTGGCAAGCCTGACCCTGTGGTTTAGGGCAAGCATAAAATGCCTTGTAAGGGCGACCAGTAGATTTAGCAATACCTGCTGGTACAAAACGCATAGTTCCTCCACCACATGCACAGTCAGGTGTACCTGCTGGTGCAGGTGCTGCTGGTGCAGATGGTGAACTAACTACTTGTGATTGAGGGAAGGCGTTCTTTACAACAGCCATGCCCTCAGTTGTTTTTTCCAAATCAATTAACGCAGCAAGGCGCTCAGTAATTTGGTTTAGCAAATTATCAAGTTCAGCACCATCGTTAGCACGAAGGTTAATTAACATGCCATCTTTCTTGGTCTTGAAGTTGATTTGTATTGGTGTGTTTTCACTCATTTGTTTCTCCTAGTTCGGGATATTTATGTGAGTCCTTACCTTTGACTGCATAGCAAGCGTGACTGACAGAACATGTACCACACATAAATCCAGGTTGTGGTATGAATATGTTATTGTCAATCGCAATTTTGAAGCCTCTTAGGTGTGAACCTAAACGACTTTCTGTATAGTGGTCTAGGTCTACGGGGATAGTTAATTCCCCTGTGCGTGCCATAAAGTATGCACCCTTGGTAGGGCGAACACCTATAGTTTTTTCGCACATGACGGCGTAGGTTCCTAGTTGTGTGTGGCTGGCTGGTTCCTTTGTTGATGTCTTAATATCTATAACGGTAAGTTCTCCCTCAGGAGATACCATTAATCTATCAAGAAAACCTTTCATTAATACTCCGCCAACTTCAACATTAAGTTCTGTTTCAACAGCGAAGGTACCATCTGAAAGTAGATATGGAGTGTAGGGTTTTTCTTGTTTGCGCCACTCAATCCAGTAGTGGAACATTTTAGGTCCGTGTTCTAACCACCAACTAGCATCCTCTTTATTTGGATACTGTTTGCTTGACCTACCTCCTGCACGGAAGGGCATCCCGTTATTTGCCAAGTCGTAGTTCTTTTGCCAAATGTCTACAAAGACTGCACGACAATCTACATCTGCAATCTGTTGCATCTTTGGGTCCATACGGTCATACCACTCGGTGCACTCGTGCACAGATTTGCCACCTACAAGCCAGTAGGATGGGTTCTCAGGCACTTTCTGTATTCGGCTAAGATAGTACGACCACCCACAGTTTAGCCATGTACTCATGGCGCTGTGAGAGATGTAGTTCTTGCCAGTTTTTTCTTCAAGTGTCATAGCAATAGAGGAGTCTACACCTACCTCGCTCCTCTATCCTGCGACACGCCCAAGGAATTACATGATTGTTATTTAATTTCAGTTTACCAGTATACTCCTGTTCGTGCAGAACAGGATAAGTGTATGTGGTTGCTGAAGCGTAAGCGAAAGCAACACTTTGCACAGCAAGATTACCGTGGTATTCCAACGCATGTTTGCCCTTGTGGTGTTCAAGTTTTTAAAGTCAAATGCATATTTCAAAAAGGCGAAATTGTTTTATGGTTTACAGATGCAGAGTGCGTTGGTTGTGGTGCATTAATTACTGCTCCTACTCCAGTAGATAACCCAGGTATGGATTGTGATTAGTGTGTTATAGTTGCATTAACCGCTTTACATTTGGGGAAATGTATTGTGGGGTACCTATAAGGGAAAATAGGTAAAGCAGGCGAACATACAAAAAAGCCCCCGCTAATCAAGATTTCTCTTGACTGCGGGGGTCTTTTGTTTAAACAGTATTAAGTTATTTAGAACCTAAACCGTATTCTCTTTCGGTTTTGTCTGCCCACTTAGCGAGTGGACCTGCGATAGAGCCGATTAAAATTGCATATTCAGGTGCTAGGTCAGCAGCAAGGGCTAATCCCATAGTAATTGCTGAGGCTAGTACTGCACGAAGATAAGACTTAACTGCAGCCTTAGTCTTTTTGCTCTTTAATCTTGCGATTAAATCCTTCATTGATTCTCCTTTTTTGGCAGTGGCTTTACTGATGCTACTACCTTGTTGAGTGTTTTTGCTTTTCCCATCCAGCCAAACCACAGTGATGTGTCATTACCACAGTTGTCTTTGATGGAAATATGTAGGTGTTTATTATGTTGATTAACTCCAGTATATTTAGTTTCACCATTTTTGGCTGACCAAATTTTACCAGTAAATATTAAATACTTAACTCGTTTATCTTCTTTTAACTTCTCGTATATTTCAAAACAATCTATACCATTTTTAGGGTCGTGGGTTAAGTCAACTGCATACCCTGTGTTATGGTCTGAAGTAGGACTCTGTTTTAAGTGAGAAGCAGATGGTAATAAACCATCACTTGCTTTCTTACGCTTTGGTCTTAGTGCCGTTGCCTGGCGCAACACAGCGATTGCAGCAGGTGTGGCTCTCTTGGCAACAGTTGTCATCTATTTCCTTAATGCTTCCTTAACTAAGTCAGTTAGTAATTCAACTTTTTTCTCTAGCGCATTGACGGTATCTTTGAGGCTAGAGCCACCATTGGGCTTAAGTTCCGATAGATAGTGCTTTGTTAAATGTTTTACACCCATGGCTAAAGCGCCAATTAAGGTGGTTACGGATACGGCTATTGCAGCCCAATCAGCAGGGGTCACTTCATACTCCTTGTATACTAGACAACGGTTCTTGCGGTTATTTGGATGATTCCACCCCAACCAGTGAAGTTACCGTTTGGTGGTGTTGTTCTTGTAAATGATACTTGCTCTATCACAGCCTCAATAGGTTCACCATTAGCCGTGAAATCTTGGATGATTACAGTTTCTCCCAACGCTTCCATTTGCTCAAGCGCTTGAAGTCTATTGAGTGCATATCCTTGATACCCCATAATGTTCTTAAGACGGTCACGCTCAGAATCAAAACAAAATAAAGGAAACTGAATAAGACGAGCACGGGTAGGAGTAGGCAAAGCCTTAACAGAGTAGCCAGCCATAACCGCACCAGTAGTAGCAGTCGTTGAGTTGCGGTTAAGCCTGAACTTAAATTGCGCTTCAACATTAACATCATTAAAAACCGAGGATAAATCATAGTCATAATCTGTTGTACTTCCTTCTACTACTGTTCTAAAAGATGTTGCAACACCATCTACTACACGGAAAATATCAATGCTGCCCTGTAGTGCAGCCTCTGTACGAATCTTAAGGCGCTTCCATGCTTTGTTTTCAAGGGTTTCATAACGAATAATACCTGTAGTTATTTCACCAGACTCAACTAGATTAGAAGCATCCTCAATCCATAAGCCTGAATTCTCAACAGTAAATGCTTTACGACCTGTTGGTGTAGTTGCTATAGCCCATACACTTCCAGTAGTTTCTACTGCATATACATCTTTAGCCCAAGCATAGCCACCCGATTGCAATGGTTGACCTAGGTTGATGCGTACTAATCCAGAGGCACCGCCAATATAAGATTTAACACCAGCAAAAACAAACTCGTTTCGTGCAGTAAAGGCGTAAACATTTCCAGTTACTGGCACAATAATCGGTCCATAGGACAGGTTGGCATTGTCATCTGCAATGGCTATGCGAACACCCTGATTGGTTCCTAACATAACAAAGGTGCCAAGGTAGCCATACATGGCTGTCATGGTTTCACCCCGTGGTAGTTGGAGCACACTGGTCATTGTGTTTAATGCACCCGTATCATCAACCGTAATTTTATATGCGGTTCCTTCATCACCTGAGAATCCACCAACATAGATAGCAGCACTAGCCTCTGTAACAGCAGTAAATGTAAAGCCGATAGGTAGCGTGGTTGAGCCATTAACTGCAGTAAGTGTGCTTAGGTTAATGCTAGAACCAGTATTGCGGTTAAGTTCATATACAAATGTGTTCTTATTTACATCGGTATATGCAAGGATAAAGCGTTGCTTTACATAATTAATAACAGCACTTGCTGCGTTGGCTGAGTTGATTGCATAATCTTGGTGTAGTGCAGGAGTACCTTCATCAAATGAATAACGCCACACTTTAGTAGGAGTAACAAGCATGAGGTCGTTACCGCCCATGCACCCATACAAAATAGTTTCTGTAATTTGGGTATTGTTAATAATTGTGGTTTCTTGTAGGTCAGATATTCTAATACGCAATACACGGATTGTTTCAGTAGATGCACCAGTTACTTTAATTAAGTAGTCAACACCACCGATAGTGGTTGAAAATACGCCAGCACGAGATGCTGAACCCTCTTGTAAAGAGCAAGACTTAAGTAATTTAATTTCACCTGGTGTCCACGGGTCAATACCTATAGAGTCATAGTATCTAAAGCGTGCTTCATCAAGAGTACCAACAATAGGTTCTTGATACTGAGAGTTGGTTCCTAAATGAAATGATGATTGACTTCTAATCCAATATCCTGAACCTGATAGTGATTGTTCACCTGGGTCACGGAGTTGGTCAACACGGGCTGTACGAAATTCAGCAGTCTGTCTACGGTATGGAGTGTTATCTGTAATGGCGTAAATGAAAGGCATGCTACCAACAGCAACATCATACTTGTATGTGGTTGGGTCATAGTATGCTGAGATGCGACCTGATAAATCAACATATACGCGCTCGGATATATCTGGTGGTCTACTATCTGCCATGCTTCTCCTTAGTTAGTATAAACAATATGAGCAGTTTAAACACATACTCAGGTGTAGTTTTACCCAGGGGACACAGGGTATTACTTTTATGTTATTAATATTTGTTGCTTTAATTACTTAAATTCTTTTTTATTCCAATAATTTTTTTTGTATGACCTTTTAATTGTGGATAAATATTTCTCTGCATGTAGGGTGGATTTATTCTCATCATAACTTCCATGCTCTCGCTTCCAAGTTTCTCTTTTAATTGGAATAATTTGCGTAACGGGAGTTCCTTTTTCAATTATCCCAACAAAGTTATCTTTAATAAAGAACGGAAATTGAACCTGTCCAGTATATAAGTCACAGTCAACAATTCCAGTAACAGTAGTAAATGGTAGGTCTGTTCTATTTATTGGGTTAAGAAATAGTAGTGAATAATCTTTAGGAGTTTTTATTTGAAATTGATTATGCCATTTGTATACATACGGAGAGTAACCTTCTGGGCAAGGAAGTCCAGCCCACTGGTCGTTTGAGTGTTCGGAAATTATTTCTCTAGCGGTTCTCCACATGATATATGGCAAACCATCAGCCTTCCTTGTAACCTCAATATCTGCCGTTAAAAACACCATGTAGCCATGGGTAAGTGCATCAAAAAACGGAGTGCATTTTTTATAGGTTGCATTTGTTGCTATTTTATTTTGTATATTAATTTCAGTATTTGTTCCATTAAGAGTTGTTGGTGATTTTCTGTACCACTCAGGAACAAATTCACTTGCTGGAACTATATTTAAAAAATTTTCTGAATTTTTTTCCATTGGTGTTATGATAATTTTTTTACTCATCTTGCCCCCTGTTATTATTTTTCATATCTAGTTCATATAACATCATAGCATTTTGAGCAAAAGAACCAGTATGTATATAAAAGCCACTATGAGATAGTGTTATCCAAGGCATAGCCCAAATATCATAACCTATTTTTCTAGCGTACTTACAAAACATATAATCTTCGGAAAGATATTCTTTACTATCTAAATCTATTTCGCAATCAAAATAATAAAATATTTCTTCCCCAGTGTTTGGGTCAATGGATGATTTTTCTGGATAAGACTCTTTATACTTTTCAAAGACTTCCCTGTGAATCATCATAAAACCAGTACCACTGTAACGAACCTTTAGTGGTTCATATACATTAAAGGATTGGGTTTCATTATCAGGAACATCAAAATGTACAACGAAAGATGAAGAATATGAGGGTGCATCTTTTACATTTTCTATCATATTGTTTCTATATGCACTGTCTATGTTTTGCCAGTTAATGCTTTTCTTTGGATATATCCCACATACAATTTTTTTATCTTTTGATTTGGTCATTACATCCATCATATTTAAAACATCATAAGGATTAAAGCCAACATCTGCATCTATAAAAAATAAAATGTCTGCATTGGATTTTAGAAATTCTTTTACGCAAATATTTCTACCTCGTGTTATTAAAGATTCGTTCCAAAGAAAACAAGAAGCAAAATTTAAACCATATTTTCCAAGCAGGTAAGTTAAGTTGCATAAACTATTTGTATACGGTCCTTGGGCATTACCCCCATACATAGGAGTCGCTATAAATAGTTTATGCTTTCTTAACTCGTCAATATTTTCTAGTACATTGCTTTCATCAAACATGTTGTCCCCTAAATTTGATTTATGCTTGCTCTGTATTTTCCTCTACAGGATTTTCCTCTACAGGATTTTCTTCTACAGGATTTTCTTCTACAGGATTAAATTTTCCTGTTTCAGAATTATACACCCAACCAATAGCAGCAAGATTTATTTCATCAAATTCAATTAATGTGGCATTTAAATCTTTGCTTGATTGTTCTATATCATCTACTACGATAATATTTGCAACAGTATTTCCAGACATCATTGCTACTTTTTTCGTCATATTTTACCCCTTAGTACCAAAGAAGGATGGCTCCGTTGCCACCACTACCTGCTGCAATGCTTTGGTTTGAGCCTCCGCCTCCGCCTCCGCCAGAGCCACCTGAACCACCAGCAGAACCGCTTGCGTTTCCGCCGTTTCCTAAATAACCAGCACCTCCACCGCCTCTGCCGTTGTTGCTGCCATTTGCAGAACCACCCGTAAATCCGTTAGCGTTACCACCAGCACCACCAGTAGTACTAATACCACCACCACCAGCGCTTACTAATCCGTTGCCACCAGCAGCACTACCTCCGCCGTTAATACCACCACCTCCGCCACCTGCAAAAGCAGTACCACCGTTTCCTCCATTACTACCACCACTTGCGCCTGTTGCGCCAGTAAATGAAAGACCTCCAAAGAATCCAATTACTGAACCTCCGCCAGCACCACCAGAGCCAGAACCACCACCTCCACTACCACCACTACCAGAAGCAGCAGTTCCGCCAAGTGAAACACCACCCGCGTTACCTCCTGTATTAACTCCGCTTGTAACCCCAGCAGCGCCACCAGCAGCACTTAAATAACTATAAAGGGTGCTTCCCCCGTTACCACCATCACCACCGCCAGCACCAACAACACAAGTTGATGTTGCAGGTACCCATCCAGCAGCAAAACCACCGCCACCGCCACCGCTACCATTGCTACTTCTGCCACCGCCTCCTCCGCCAATGCATAGTGCATATACCCAGGTAACGCCTGTAGGTATGGTTACCGATGTGCCCGATGTAATTGTTTGTTGAAGAGTAAGTCCATACGGAACCCCAGTAGGAACTACATTTTGTACAAGATTACTTATATTTTTACCCATGATTATTCCTCATATCCATATACTTGAAACGAAACATTTGCGGTTGTTGAGCGAACCCATATATACGCTCCATTAGTTGCATCAGTTAACAATCCAGAGCGTTCTAATGTTGTACCAGAGCCAGCCAATACTGCACCAAATTCAACATATTCTGAGGTTGCAATACCTCCAGAGGTAGAAGAAGTTGATATAACAAAATCAACTGCTGCAGTTGCCGTGCTTCTATTTACTGCATTAATGGAAAAACTTAATACCTTTCCAGATGGAACTGTGTATATATTTGTCCAGGTATTTGCCGCAGGTGCAGACTTTCCTTGTAATCCACTTGCCATTTATTATCCTTTCTTATCCGTTAATTAGCCATAAAATAAACTCTGCCAACAGTTGGTCCACCAGCAGAACCGTCAGATGCAGAGGTAATTCTTCCGTAGGCATCTACGGTAAGAGTTGTTGATGTATAAGTAGCAGCAGTTACACCCGTTGTTACTAAATCTATTGTCGGGGCAGTAGCCGTACCGCCAACAGAAATTCTTGTTGTGCTTGCTGAGGTAACTGAAGTTACTGGCGTGGTTCCGCTTGATGCTGCGGTTATGCGACCTTGAGCATCAACAGTTAAACTTGTATATGTATATGAAGCAGGAGTTACTGCAGTATCAGCAAGGTTTAAAGTTACATCGCCAGATGTTCCTCCACCTGATAGACCAGTGCCAGCAGTTACTCCAGTAATATCTCCAGGGTTAGGAAGAATCCAAGACAGTCCGCTAGTTGTAGCAGAGTCATAACTTAAAACATACCCATTGGTAGATGGTGCTGTAAGTGCTACTGGTGTAGAGGCACCACTTGCAGATATTAAAGCACCCTTAGCAGTAAGGATTGATTTATCAATAAAGTTGGATGTATCTGGTGCAACATTGCCCCAAGATGAACCACTATAAACTTTCATGGCATTGGTTACTGAGTTAAAGTACAACGCTCCAGTTATTAATGGGTTGCCATCGTTATCCACTGTAGGGTCAGAAGTTTTACTACCTAAGTATCTATCATCAAATTGGTCATAACTTGCAGCAGCAGATGAAGCACTTGTTGCTGCTGAGTTAGCAGATGTTAAGGCGCTAGATGCTGAAGTTGCTGCACTTGATGCAGATGTAGCAGCAGCACTTGCACTTGTTGCAGATGATGTAGCAGATGTTTGTGCAGATGTTGCGCTTGTTGCAGCAGCAGATGCTGAGGCAGATGCATTAGATGCTTGTGCAATAGCAATAGATGCTGCGCTGTCTGCGCTTGTAGCACTTGTGGCTGCAGCAGTTGCGCTGTTAGCAGCAGATGTTGCAGAGGTTGCTGCAGCAGTAGCAGATGTTGATGCACTTGTAGCGCTTGTCGCAGCAGCCGTAGCAGAGGCAGCAGCGCTTGTGGCAGATGTTGCTGCTGCGGTAGCACTTGCTGCAGCAGAGGCTGCACTTGTAGCAGCAGCAGTGGCTGAACCAAGAATTGCATCTACATAATCTTTTGGAGTTGCAGATGATGAAACCATACCTGCGCTAGATAGACCAGTAATAACTGGTGAACCTGAAATTGTGGGGCTTGTTAAAGTTTTATTAGTTAATGTTTGGGTAAGGGTATCAAGAACAACATTACCTGAAGCATCAGGCAAAGTAATAGTTCTATCAGCCGTTGGGTCGGTTACTTGTAAGAAGGTTTCGTTTGCATCTGGAGTTGCACCTTCAAAGGTAATGCCAGTATCACCAACTTGTCCACCAGTAATAATTGGTGAAGTTAAAGTTTTGTTAGTAAGAGTCTGTGTTTTAGTTGTACCTACTACGCTACCATCACCAGAGGCTAAGCCGTGAACATGTGTTTGATTAGCAAGGTCAAGGATTGCTTGGTCTATATCATAACCACGAGCAGCAATATGTGTTTGCTCTTCACGAAAATCTCTACCTGAAACACCATGTCTTACGACAGCACCAGCAGAGTGGGCTACAGCCTGAGTGCTATCTTCACCACGAGTTACAGTAAGTGTTGTGCTGTTCGCAGCAGTAACCGTTAAGACTTCTTCTTTAGAAGTATCTGGGTCAACAACTAATGTAAACGGAACGGCTGGAAAACCGCTAACTGATGCGACAATAAAAGATGTGTTTGATGCACCTTGTGATTGTGCTGCTATAGATGATTGAAGCGAAGTTTCTACTGCGGTTGAGGAGAAATTCCGCTTGGGGGTACCTGGGTCGCCTGCTGCCATTGTTTACCTTATCTCTGATAGTGGGAACGAATTGGGTGTTGACGGCGTTGGTTGTCAGCCACTTCGTTTAAGCGTTGTTGATAAATGTTGTATAGGAATCTGGATGCATTTTGTCCAGAACCATTAGGTCTTACGCCATCTAAAATATCGGCTGCTGCAGATTGAGAGCCAAGGCGTGATGGGTCTAAGAAAGAAACCATACGAAATGCTGCGCCATAGATAACTACATCTTCTGAATATGATGGCATACCTGATACAGTTGCATACTCATCATTGTCATTAGTTAATAATGTTGGGCGTTTAGAATAAGAAACATGGACTGTTTGTCCAGGTGTAATCTCAGAATATATTGAAAGACTCTTACCGTTGCTAAATGCATCAGTGTCTGCAGTGCGGTCTAATTGCCAACCACGAGCAGGGAACCACTCTTTAGATGGACCAACTATTGAGTAAGTAACACTTAAAACATTTTCTACAGCAGAAGGTATTGAGTATGAATATTGTGATGCTATGTAATCAAAGTCATAAGAACCAAGAGCAAAGACCATAGGGTACATTGCATTGATAGTGTCATTAATTGCATTTTTAATTTCTTGCCGTGGGAATAATGGGCTTACTGTTACCTTAGCATTTGCACTATGAGCAGCAACGACAGTACCACGCTGTCCTCTACCCCAAGGAGCAAGAGTTAATGTGTTTGCCACATTGTCCGTTGTATGAACAAACACAATTTCATCATCAACTTGTATGTATCCACGACCAATAACTGATGCATCGTGAACGGCTAAAGTAGTTGTAGTTGTCGTAGCGCTAGTAGTAAGCCATGAGGTTGGCTCAGTATTTTCTGTATATGCATGAAGTACAGACTCAACACGGTCCGCTAATTGAGTAAATGTACTCATATATTTATACTCCTTAAAGCATCTACGGCTGATAACCCAGAGGTTCCAGCAATCTCATTACATACAGCGTTTAAACCTTTGTAGTTATTTGGCTGTCTTGTGCTGCTTGCCTTGTAATTAAGGGCACCTAATAGAGCCAAGCCATCGGTACCAGCCCAGGTGTTAGCAGCCCCTACAAGGGCTTTATAGGCTGTTATAGCGGGATATGTACCACCATTGGCAAGACGGTTCATTTCGCTTGTTAGAGTGCTTCCTGCTATTCCTGTTGCCATTACTTACCCTTCTTCTTACTCATCCGTGCTACAGCAGCGTTGTCCACAAGGTTGGGATACTTCCGTCCCGCAGCCTTTGCACGAGCCTTGGCAGCAGCCTTCTGTGCAGGAGTCAGTTTTGTAGATGTACCCTTTGGATTCTTCTTGTCCCAAAATGCTTTACCTTTCACCATTTCACCTTATCTGCCCAATATGCTGCAGACATCTTTCCTTTAGATATATTTTTAGCATGACGAGCCTTAAATGATTTTTGTCTTGCAGTTGGTTGTCTATCACCAGTTACGCCTTGTTGACCAAAACGAATAGTTTTAACCTGGCTTCCTTCTTTGGCTACAACAACATGTGATTTGGTCGGATGACTTGGTGTGCGCTTTGGTTTATTAAAACCAGATACACCTGCTCTAGCGAGTCTTGAGTCTTTCTTGCTTGCCATATTCCCCATGCTTTCCTAAGACTGCTTTAATTGTTCCATCTTTACGCAGTCTTACTATCATGCCGTTTTTAATTTGAACTGGGTTAAAACCATCGTGGCGTTTTATTTGCCCCGATGACATTACTTCTTTTTCTTTTTAGCCATCTTTGCTTCGCTCATGGCGATTGCTACGGCTTGCTTACGCTTAGTTACCTTTGAGCCTGCGCTTGATTTTAAAGTTCCACGCTTGTATTCGCCCATAACTTTTTCAACTTTTTTCATTGCAGTTTTCTTTTTCATCATAGACCATACTCCTCATTATCATCCATATCCTTATATGACATGCCCATTGGCACTTCACCGATTCTATGGATTGGCTTGTTATACATTGCTACATTTGGAGCCTTTGGTAATTCAGTAGGTGTTCTTCCACCAACTCCATAAGGCGTTACTGTTCCAAAACAGTTACACTCAGCACACATTATTTCCTCCTTTGGGATATAACTTTTATATCTCCGCCGACACTTATGTTGTATTCGGCAGAAATCTTGATTGCTCTACGCGCTGCAAACTCAGCGCTCTTTATAGAGTTCTTACTGAAACCTGTTGCTAGTGCACCGAGGGCTAAGTTGCCACCACTACCAACAGCATATAAACCACGGTCATCTCTGGACCATAAGTAATCATGGTCTACTTCATAGATGGTTCCGTTTAAACATATCAAAGCATCAAAGCCTGCATCTTTGTCATCTTTACTAGCACCGTGGTAGCCATTATCTGACATTACTTCTCTAAGAGAAGGCAGTACTTTGTTCTGCATAAAATCATCTATATGCATTGACTTAACTAACTTAGGTGGGTTCCACATTAAATTTGCTATGTTGCCAGCGATAGCATCTCCAGCAAAAGCAATTATGTAGTCGCCTTTTTTAACAACCTTGTCTTGTCCCTTGGCGTAGTAAGGTTTATCATCGTAGGTTGTCATAGAATCTGCAGCGATTAACGCCCAGTCTTTGCCCTGTATACCTACAATGGCTGTCATTATTACCCCTTAAAACCTCTCGTACTTGCATCAAATGCTTTACCTGCCTGCTCAGAAATCCGAACAGCCTCGTTAACTTTTTTCATTGAGGTTCCAGCAGGTTGAATACCTTGCGCTCTAGCGCTTCTATATGCCTCAAGTTCTTTATCCCATTTACGAGTTGATACTTTTAAGTTAGAGTTAGCATCACCAGCGTTCATTTGCAAACCCATAGCCTTACAGCCAAAACATGTATCTACTGGCTCTGGATGATATTCCCAATGTTTCATGCTGTTGTTATATATGCTCCGTAGCCTTGTGCTACTAAAGCATCCCTCGTTTCTTGGTTAATAAGATTAATTGTTCCACCCATATAAAACTCCTCAGCGCTCAATATTTGAGTCTGGCTTGGATACCTATAGGAAGAGTATATACCGTTTAAACGAAGCACGGTAATGCCACGGGGCAGTTTGTAACGGTCAAACAACGGTGGTCCACCCGCAGGTGTTTCCTCTATTGTTGGTGTAGTGAAGTAATAGTTTGTCATAGTCCTCCTAATGGACTTACCGTAAGGCTAAAGTTTTTTCGTTTCTTTAGCCCTACAGTCAATCAACTAGAGAGCAGCGATTGAAGAACCAGTTTCAATGCGATATAGAGCCTCTTCGCGGTAACGGTTCCATCCAAGGACACCGTACCAACCGATTGGGCGGAAACGCATCAACTTATCTGTGATAGGTCCGATAACTACATTTGGCTCTTGAGCAACTGCCTCAGCCAATGCTTGCTTACCGCAAACAAGTGTGCTGAATACGCGAGTTACTGGAGTTACTGTGATTGTTGTACCTGTGGTTACAGCACCAGAGTTAGCAACATCTACTGTGAAAGTAGTTGTTGAACCTGATGTTGAGATTGCTGTAATCTTGGCGCTTGTGCCAACATTTGTTCCAGAAATCTTGTCGCCTACTTCAGCACGAGTTGCGATAACTGAAGAAGAAGCAACACCAAATGTAAATGCTGCTGATACGCCAGCAACAGTTACTGTTGTAGTTGCAAGAGCAGTCTGGTCTGCACCTGACTTAGCAGAGTACATACGAGGGTTTTCAACAAAGAAAGCACCTTCGTAAGTTCCGATGGAACCTGCGAACAAGTTACCAAGGGATGCATCTGTGTGTGCGTGAGTATCACGCCAGCCGACAGAACCTGATTCTGCACGGAGGTCGTGTGATACTTCTGGGTGAATACCTACCCAGTACAGGCTTCCTGCACGAGGAACAGCCTTGTTTGAACGCAACTTAGCAACAACCTTACGGATTGATGCTGAGTCAATGTCATCTGAAGCAGTGATTGTTGCTGTGCTTGTGCGTGTTCCACCGTAAACAACATTGGTTCCTTGGCGTAGTGTGTTTTGCGCTACGATGTCAAGTGAGTCAGCCATGTTGTAAGCGATGATGTCTGCAACAGCAGGGTCAACATCAGATAGTGAGAACAACTGTAGTTTGCGTGTTACAAGTGAAGCGTTACCGTATTCGTTAAGAGTAACTGAAACGGTATCAACATCACTTAGTGCAACTGCATCTGGGTCAGTTGTTTCTGCGAGTGTAGAAGTAGCAGCAGCCAAATCGTTGTAAAGTGAGAATACAACGGATGACCCTGGCATAGCCTGTTGTACAGGCTTCTTATCGGCTACAGCACGAATCATCGGCTGTGCACGAAGAGCAAATTCCACATAGCGGTCATAAGCGGTCTTTACTAGACCACCTAGAGCCGTTACATCGGTATATGCATTAGGCATTAGGGTTCACCTCCTGGTGAATTGGTTGATATTAAATGGATTAATTTAAACCAAGGAGTATGTCTAAGTCCTCTTTAGATTTAGCAGAAGCAATCTTTGCAAAAGCATCTTCGTCAATATCTGGCGGAGTGCCAGTTGCGACCATGTTATTGATTCTTGCCTGTGCTTTAATCTCTGGACTTTTTTCTGCAGGCTTTTCTTCAGTTGGGGCTTGGATTCCAAATACATCACCATATTCATTAACCCAATTATTAATAGCCTCCTCAGAGGTATCAATATCTTGTGGTATAAATGCAGCAATCTTTGGATTTAATCCCTTTGCCTGTAGTACATCCTTGACAGTACGCTGACGAGTCTGTGTCTTAAGACCTGCCAACTCCTGTTCTAGTTCTTTTGCACGCTTTTCAAGTGTGCGGTTGACCTTTCGGAGTTGACCAACAACATCAGTTGTTGTGTCCTCATCTTCATCGTCATCGTAGTAATTGGTAGCCATCTACCTTCTCCCTTTTCTATTAGTTGTATTCGCAATCCTCGTATAAGTTCGGGGAAACTATTACGGCTATTGCTACCAGACTTTTACGCCCCCCTGGGCTGGTTGGTCAGGGTGGGGATTCTATATAGTTATTTGTGATGCAAGGCTTGTGCTAGTAATGCCACCTCTTTGAGAGAAGCGTGCTGCTTCACGGGATGCCCTGCGTTGTGATTGTAATAATTTTTCTGCTTCGCCACCGACAACTCCACCGATTGCTTCAAGGTCTGAATATGCTTGACCTTCAATTTGTGCTAGACGGCGTTGAGAATCAGATAGTTGTTTTGCTCTCTGGAACTCTGCTCTAATTGTATTATAGGTTTTCTCACCAGTTGCTGGTACAAGACCTTGAGCATAATCAATATTCATCATTGTATTATTAAATCCTGCAGCAGT